TAATAAACCTGTACCGAAGTATAAGTTAGATTTTTGTGCAGCCATCATATAGTTGTTAGCCAATCCGTTTGCAACAAAGATTTTAACACCATCAAAAGACAATGAACCATTGTTAAACCATTGTGTACCTTGTGCGTTTGTACCATTAGCACCTAAACCTGAAGCAGCAAATCCACCTAAAGCTCTAACGTATGCTCTTGCAATGTTTTGAGAAACATAGATATATAAATCTTCTTTTCCGTAAAGTGTAGCAGGAATAGCATCAACAACTTTTCCTAATTCAGCAATAACATCACCTGCATCAACAGTAGTACCAACTACGTCAATAACAGTTGCATCAGCAGTAGCTAAAGTAACTAATCCATCAAATTGACCTGCAGTAGCATTAACACCTCTCCAAATAGAGATTTCATTGTTTTCAGCAGCTTTAGCAGCAACGTGTGCTAATAAGAAATCTTGGAATGATGGAGGTAAATTGTCAAATGCAGAATATCCCATTTGAATCGCTTCCCAATCACTTCTGAAGTCTTTTTTACACAATTGTAAATTGATTTGAAATTCCTCAGGTTGTAAAATTCTTTCAGTTAAAGTTACAGTTGAAGTTGCATCGAAATCACAAGTAGCATTTTTAACTAAATCGTTAGTTGCAATTCTTTTGATAACTTCTTTGTATTTAACATTTGGTTTTACTTCAATACCACCATTCTCGATAGTAGAAGCAGAAAGTAAAGCTGCAGAAATATATTTTCCTGCAAATTCACCAGCATAAGTAGTTGTAATTGATGTTGTAGTTGGCATCTTTTTTTTAATTTAATTATTTAACAATTTTTGATAATACAGAATCAAATGTAGATTTAACTCTACCTTGTCCGTATAAATTTAATTTAACTTCTGATTTAGCTTCAGGATTGTGAGTTAAAGGTTGTGCAGACATTTCAGTTTTTTCAACTTCTTCTTTTTCTACTTTTTTACCTTTTAATTCTTCAACCTCTTTTTTAAGCATTTCAACTTCTTTTTTCAAAGCTTCAATTTCTTCTTGTTCTTTTGAGAAATGTGATTCTTTAACGATTGATTCAATGACTTTTTTAGGAGTAGCAGTTTCAGACATTTCTTGCTCAACTTCAACTTCAGTTTCAGGTTCTTCAACCTCAACTTCAACTTCTTTAATTTCAGCAATAATACCTTCTTCAGCTACAATTAAAATCATACCATCTTCTAACTTGTATTCTCCAACAGGTAAAGCAATTCTATCTTCTTCGTTTACGATAAAAACACTTGCACCTGCTTCAAATACTTCAGCTTCGATAATAGTACCATTTTCTAAAGCCATTTGAGCAAGTTTTACTTCCATACCCAATAAGGTTTTAATTTGGTTAATTACGTTTGACATTTGATTTGTTTTAATTATTTATTTTTATTAACTCATAGATTTTATTGAAGCAGCATTTTTAAATAATTTAGATGCTAATTTTACATCTTCATTAACTACTTTATTCAAACCTTGTAAATTACTTGGAACTTCTAAACCTAAAGCTTTTACATCATTCATAAAAACTTCGTAATTTTTTAAAAACTCGCCTGATTTGGCTGATAATGATTTTGCTGAAGCTTCAATTGCAGTAGCTGCTTCTGTTGCTTTTCTTAAAGAAGCAGTAGATTCGTTTCTTGCAGTTTGTACTGCATCGTAACTTTTTCTAATCTCATCAACACTAATTCTAGCTAACTCAATTTTTTGCGTAGCTAATTCAGTTTTAAATAATTTTTCCCCTACGGATTTTAACGTACTCATTTGATTTTTGTTTTAAAATTAATATTATAAATTTTTGTTATATTTTTAACATTAACCATTACTTCTAACTATGGTTCTTGTGCCATCAATATTTGTAATCGATGGTGTTGCATTTTGATTTGTAGTTGCACCAATTCCTTGATTTTGTAAATCACCATTACAACATTCTTTGCTATAAGTTGAATCATCACATAAGCAACCTCTTTTGCCACCTTGTGGACTTGTTTTTGATTTAGTTTTCATTATACGTTATTTAAAATTTGTTTAATTTTATCAATTAGTATTTCTTCTTCAGTAAGTTCTTTACTTAACTCTTTTTTAGATTCTAATTTATCAGCGAAGTAACCTTCCAAACTAAAACCTTTTACTTTACCTGTTTTAACAAACTCATTCCACATTTGTTCGTCATCTACTTTTACACTTGCCATCCAAGTACCAACAGGAACTTCTAAATTATATAAAGCACTTTTATCTTTTTGCGTATCTTCAACAATCCAACTTTCAACAACTGTTAAACCTTCAATTTGTTTTGAATGTTCTAAAGTCCAATTTTGTTGATTCTTGTTTTTAAAAAATAATTGACTTGCTTTGTTTACAGTTTCTTTTGAAAAATAAATATAATATTCATCTTGTCCGTTACGTCTGTAAATAGGTTTTTCAGGAATCAATACTGCACCCATTAAAATACGTTTCTCACTATCTACTTCAGCAAGTTTTATTTCTTGTGTTTTTAATGCTACGAAGTTTGATTCTATTGCAGGATTTTCTACGATTGAAATAGCTTCTACACCTTGCAAATCTTCGTTATCATCTATGATTAATTCTATTAAATTCATTTGTTTTTATTTAAAAATTAATTATTTATTAAATTGTTTTTTATACCCAAAAAGGTATAATGTAAACAAATTTGCTTATATTATACCCAATAAGGTATATTATCCTAAAGATGCGTTTTGAATAATGTTTCTATCTAAACTTTGTGCGGTTGTAACGTTATTCGCTACCACATACGCTTGGACAGGTTGTTGTTCTCTACCTAATGTTTGTGCAATTTGATTTACTCCGCTATTACCTACTACGTTGAAACTTGGTGCTCCACCACTTGCATTGCCTGAAGCAGAAACTGATGGAGTAGAGGCACCACCACCGCCACCTCCTGGAACTTTAACAGATGCAATAGCTTTAACGGATTTAAAACCTGTTGCTAATATACCTGCAACGTTTACTGCTTTTGCTACATAATCATAAGGAGATGGTAATGTAGATTTTTGTTTTAATGCTTCAGAAACACCTATATAAGTATTAATTAATGCAGTAGCAATTCCTAATGTTTTACCTGCTGCTGTTTGTTTACCTACTAAATCACCCAACCCTGTTAATACACCTTCAATTTCTTTTGCTTGTGACATTTTTTGTTGAAATTCTATTTCACCAATTTTTATTCTTGCATCAGAATATTGTTTTTCAATAGCATTTCTTTGTTCTTCAGATAAAGTTTTATCGTCTAATAATAGTCTTTCTTGTTCTATTAAAGCGTTTCTTCTTGTTTCAAAACTTAATGCTTCATTGTCTATTAATAATTGTTGATTTTCAACTGCTTTATTTCTTTTAAATTCAGCAATATCATCTTCTGCTAAAATAATTTGTTGGTCAATTTCTTGTTTTTTTAATGCATATTCATTTTCTGCATCTACTTTGGCTTGTGTTCCTGCATTAGCTGAATCTATTACGTCTTGTAATTTTTTTAACTCTAATATTTTGTTTTGTTCTAACGCATCTTTTTTAGCTTGTAATTGTGCCTCCTCATTTTTAATACGTTCTGCGTTAAAATTCTTTTCATTAATAGCTAATTCTGTTTCAGCTTCTTGTTTTGTTTTAGTTAAATCTATTAACTCTTTATTTAAAGCTAAATCATTTGCTTTTTGTTCAGAACGTAAACCCTCAATTTGAGCAAGTACCCCTTCCCGATTTGCTAAAGCATTTGTTAATGCTACTTGATTTTCAATACTTTTGTTTTGTGCTAAAGTAGATTGAGCAGCAGCTATTTGTGCATCTGCTTGTCTTAACATTGCTTGTTGTTGATTTTCTAATACGTCTTTTAATTGATTATTAGCTTTAATCCTATCTTCAACACTATTACGTTCTTCATCACGAACCTGTCTTAATTTTTCAGCTTGTCTATCGTATTGTTCAACTAAACGTGCTTGATTTGCTTCGGCTAATTTTGCTGTGTTTTGTAATTGGACATTTGCTTTTGCTTGTTCATATGCACCTGCAACTGATATTTTAGAAACACCATCAACAGTTCCTTCTATAACTGCACCTACTTCTGTAATTGCTTTGCCGATATTATTAACAACTTGTTTACCTGCAGAAATTGCATCTGTTCCTACCACTTTTAAACTTGCTCTGGTTTCGTTTATACGTTCAGTAAGTTTCTTAATTGTTTTTGGGTCGCCATCACCAAATATAGATTCTTCCCAAGCTAAACGAACTTCATCAATAGTTAGTTTAATTCCGTAAAAAGCAAGTTTTAAAGGTGTTAAACTTAACGTAAGTAAACCACCTATTGTTTTGCGTAAACCTTCAAAACCATTAGTTGCACCACCTACTTTTTCAATTACTGAAACTACTACATTTGTAACTTGTGAAAATACATTTGCAACAGTACCCATAATAGCAGAAAAAGTATCAGCAACTTTTTGATTGCCCATAAATACTTCTTTTAAAGTACTTAATGCACCAATGATTAAACCAATACCCATAGCTTTAATGGCTAAACCTACGCCTTTAAAACCTTCAGCTAACGATTTGGTAGATTTCTCAGTATTTTCTACACCTTTTTCTATATTTTTTATAGACTTTGATGCTGCTTTACCTAAATCACCAAATTGTTCAATTAAATTATCTACTCCCTTTTCAGCATCAGATGCGTTTACATCAATCTCTATTGTTTTCTTAATTGCCATTTTATAGTTTGTTTAAGTTCTTTAAAAGTTTCAGGTAATTTATTTTTTCCTTTTGCTATATCTATATATTCGCTATCTCCAATCTTTTGAAGTTGTAGCATTTCAATTATTAATTTAAGCATTTTGTATTATTGTTATTGTATCGTTTAAGTTACTTTTTAATACTGCAATTCTTTCAAGTCCTGAACCATTTGCTTGAACACTAACTTCCAAAACTGAACCTGTCTGCGTTGCTGAATTAATTATTCCATCAGGGTCGCTATCAATAGTCCAAGTTAGCTCTCCAATACTTACAATATCAAAACTCAATAAATGCGAAGTATTGCTTACTGTTCTAACTTGCGAGTTATCGTAAAATTTATCTCTAAAATCTTGCACTAATTCGAAGTCACTTTCAAACGTTGTTAAATCAGTTGTAAATTGGTTTATAATGTAACGCTTGTTTCTAATTACAATTCTATCGTTTAATTTTAAGTTAATCAACTCGGTATAAGGTAAACGCATTTTAACTTTTACCATTCTTGATTTTAAAGAATATAGATTCAAAAGAAAACGTGAATAATAATCTCCAAATAAAGAATTATCAATAGCTTGTAGTAAGTAACTGCTGATTTCAATTCCCCAATTTAAAGAGTGATTTCCGCCCTGATATTTTACGTCTTGACCGAATACGTTATAATTAGAAATTAAGTCCGTTGTAGTTCCGTTATTAAACCTAAAAGAGCAAGTTGTACGCTCATATTTGTAAATAATAATTGGCTTTGGTGCATAAGGATTCAAGTCAGGTTTTAAAGCATAAGCAACTTGTAAATTAGTTCCTGTAAACTTGTTAAACATTATATCCTCAAATGGTAATTTAATAGAATACTCACCACCATCGTTATCAAATGAAGCTATTAAATCTCCGTACTCTCTATTATTATTATTAA